CGCGGGCGACGCCGTCCGTGCCGGTGTCCACGAGCTCGAGCGCCACCGCGCTGTCGAGCGGCACCCCGTCCTCGGCTGGGCACGGGTCGCGGTTGATGACGAGCAGCCTGGCCGTGGCGATGACCGCCGCGACGTTGTCGACCACCAGGACCGGCAGCTCGAGGAGCGCCATCTACGCCCCCACCAGCTCGAGCCGCACGCCCACGGTGTGCACGCCCGAGAGCTTCGAGACGTTGGCGGCGAGGTCGGTAGCCGTCCGCGAGCGGCCGGGGCGAGCCGTGGCGGTCGCGCGCTTCACGCCATCGACGATGATCGACGCCTCCCAGGCGAAGCCGGCGGGCACGGAGGCAGGCACGCGCAGGCCGAGGTGGGCCCGCACAAGGCCGATGCCCGTGAGGTCGGTGTCCTGGACCACCTCCGCGCGGTCCCCGATCGCAAGGTCGAAGAACCTGCCGGCCTCGTCCTCGCCGAGCACGAAGGCGTAGTCGCCCGAGCCCGCGGGGAGGCTCGCCGGCCGGATGCGGCCCTGCCCGAGGCCGAGGCGGCTCGTGAAGGCATCCAACTCCATCAGGTCTGCCTCAGCAGCTCGAGGTGGTCGAAGAAGGACCGGCGCGTGACGTCCTTGACCATGACGCCGAAGCCGCCGCGCCCCGAGGTGAGCGGCTGCGAGCCGCTGTTGATGCCGGTGTTGTCGTCGATGAACTCGGCCATGCCCGCCACCTCCTGCCACGAGGGCGCGGTGCCGAGCGGGTGCGCCGCAAGGTCGTTCTTGAAGACCTTGAGCACCACGTCGCCGTTGAGGTTCACGATCACGTCGAGGCGCAGGTGCAGCCAGGTGCCCGGCGTGAAGCTCTCGCCCGAGGCGAGCAGCACGTTCGCGCCCTCCGACGCGGGGATGCCCGCCGCCACCATGCCCTTGCGGAGCACGATCCGGTGCGGGTCGTCGTCGGACAGGCCGAGCAGGTAGGCGGTGTCGTTGACCGAGTTGCCCTGGCAGCACAGGAAGAAGAACGGCGAGAACCCTGTCGGGCCGCCGCTCGGGCCACGCTGGATGCACCCGCGGATCGAGCCGCCCTTGGCCATGGGCGCGAAGTCCACCAGGTTGGCGAACAGCCCGACCGCGCCCTGGACGGCCGCGAGCGAGTTGAAGGCGAAGAGGAAGCTCCCGCCGCCGGGCGGCCGCGCGATGCCGGCGGTGACGCCGCGGTCCACGGTGGCGATGTCGAGGCCGTCGTTCAGGTAGCTCCAGTCGGTCTGTGCCATGTGGGCGTTCTCCTTCTTGGGCTCAGATGGTCGTCGCGGCGGTCCAGCCGTTCTCGAAGTCCTCGCGGTTCTGCGCGCCGCCGTCGAACATCGCGGTCGCCGAGGTCACGCCGGCCCAGACCCAGGCGTAGGATTGGTTGTTCGACCACTGCTCCTCGAAGTCCTCGCGGGGCTCGCCGTCGAAGCTCCCCGTCACGGCGGTGACGACGTCCCACGAGGTGGCGAAGCCGTCGTTGCTCCAGCCGGCCTCGAACGCCTCGTCGGCGCCGCCGCCGAACGGACAGAGGACCACCTGGCCCGACGGCAGCTCGGTCATGTAGAGGTCGTTGCCCCAGGCGTCCTCGAAGTCCTCGTAGCCCTCGGCGAGCGGGTCGAAGAGCGCGAACGCGAGGTCGCCGTCCTCGAAGGCGAGCAGCAGCTCGGACCACCGCTCGAAGTCCTCCCAGGCGCGGTACGGGTCCGGCCCGAAGCCGGCGATGCGCTCGCCCGCCACCGAGGTGACGAGCGTCCAGTGAGCGGCCTCGCCCGGGCTCGTCCCGCCGTCCTCGAAGCTCGGGTTCAGGATGGCCATCAGAGCACCCCGCCCGTGTCGCCGTTCACTAGCGTGACGGTGCCGAGCACCGGGAACTCCTTGATGGCGAGCTTCACGTCGGCGGGCAGCCCCGAGAGCTTCAGGTCGCCGTGCAGGTCGCCGATCTTGCGGACACCCTCGGTGTCGCGGATGACGTTGAACACGTCGGACCAGGCGACCTCGCCGGACGGGTTGCCGTCGGCGTCCTTCACATTGAAGCCGAAGTCGACGAGCGGGTTGGGCGTGCCGTCGGCCTCGCTCACGCGGAACATGGCCGCGAGGTTCGCCTTCACGCGCTCGCGCACGGTGGCGGCCGCGTGCCCCTGGCGCAGGTAGATGCGCGCCTCGACGTCGACCTTCCTGTAGACCGGGTTCTGGACGGACGCCTGGAACGTGAGCGTCGCCGGGTAGACCTCGGTGACCTGCAAGAAGACCAGGTTCTTGAGCGCGGGCGTCGGCAGGCCGCCGCCCTGCGGGATGACGTAGAGGACGCCGCTGTTCTCGGGAACGGTCGGGTCCTCGTTCGAGGTGAGCATGAGCGCACGAGCCACGCCGGGGACGCGCCGGGCGTTCACCTCGAAGTCCTCTCGCGTGACGCTGCGGGTGAGCGTGCGCAGGCTCTCGGGCGCGAGCAGCTTGGCCGAGGCCACGCTCTGGCGATCGGTCCCGCCCGAGGCCGGCTCGGCGTTCGTCACCGACACCTGGGCGGCGCGGCCGTGGAGGTCGGTGAACGTGCCCTCGACCACGACGATGCGGCCGGCGTCCACGTTGCCCGCGGCGCCGCCGCCCGTCTTGTAGGCCACGGTCACGGTGCCAGTCGGAGGGGCGCCGCTCGTGCCGTTGCCGAAGCGCACCGTCGCGCGGTCGTTCTGGTCGACGAGCGCCACGAAGTGCCGATCGTTCGGCCCCGAGCCGAGGAGGCTTTCCTTCTCGACGAACGTGCCGTTGGCGGCCGACACCGCGACCGAGGCGTCGAGGTACGGGGTGTGGTCGAGGATGATGTCGAGGTCGGCGAGCCCCCGGCTGTCGAAGAGCTGGACGTAGGTCTTGGAGTTCTCGACGACGCCGGTCGCCTGGCGCGCGCCCGCCGGGATGACCACGTCGGTGAGGAGCTGGAACCGGACGGGCTCGGTGACCTCGCGGGTACGGACAACGGTGCCGGCCGGGATGCGCAGGTCGGCCGAGGACGCCCGGGCCAGCGAGAAGACCGCCTCCGCGGTCGCGGCCCGCGCGCCGTGCAGCTTGTAGCCGAGCATGCGCGCCAGGGCGATGACGTTCTTGCGCTGGGTGGCGGTGACGAGGCGCGACTCGCGGGCCTGGTTGTCGAGGTAGTAGCCGACCACGTCGCCGACGAAGGCGTACAGCTCGAGCAGGAGGTTCCCGAAGCTGGCGACCGCGAAGTCGGACCAGTCCGGGAAGACGCTCCTGGCGAGCGCGATCAGGCGCAGCCGCAGGGCGTCGAAGTCCTTGTCGATCATGTCGAGGCTGGACGGCAGCAGGGCCACGACGAATCACCTCCGTGGTGGCAAAGCCTCAGAGGGGCCGTCCGGGGACAGCCGTCAGCCTTCGAGGGAGAGCTGGACCTCCTCCGTGGTCGCCGCCTTGCCGGCGTCCTTGGCGGCGCGGAACCGGATCTTGAGCTGCAGAACCGGCCCGTCGCGGGCGGCGGTGACCTCGACCAGCTCGGCCTCGGGCACCCAGCGCTTGAGGCAGTCGCGGACGTGGACGCGGGCCAGGTCGGAGAGCGCGGCGTCGTTGCGCAGGTGCCGCAGGACGTGGAGCCCCGAGCCGAAGGAGGTGCGCCATGGCAGCTCGCCGGATGACCTCGGCGTCGCGCCCTCGGTCAGCAGCGCCTGGCGCACCTTGGACGCGAGCAGGTCCTCCCCCGCCCCGGAGGCGAAGTCGCGCTTCTTGTCGCGCCGGAACGGGATCAGCAGGCTGGTCGGCAGGTCGCTCATGGTCGCCTCCTCACGGCACGGGCACGGCGCTGCGCGCGGTCTGGAGCGCCTCGATGATGGCGTCGATCGGCGGGATGACGTCGTCGAGGGGCCGCCCGGCGAGGTTCGAGAGGTCCGGGATCTCGGGGCCGCCGACCATGCCCATGAACAGGTTGATGATGCCGATCAGCTTGCCGAGCGCGGCCAGGCTCTTGCCGACGTTCGCCGCCTCCTGCGCGACGTTCGCCTGCGCGCACTGGGCGATGGCCATAAGCCCCGCGTCCTCGAGGTTCGTGGCGCGGTCGATGACGCCCAGGATCTGCTGCAGCTGCTGCTGGAGGTGCATGAGCTCGCTGCGCGCCTGCCTGAGCGTGTCGATCACCAGGTCGATGAGCCGCACGATGAGCAGCGGCAGCGAGAGCTGGGGGATGAGCTTCAGGAGCTTGGCGACCTTCTCGGCAAGGTCCGGCAGGCAGGCCGCGAGCACCGTGGGGTCGGGCGGCGGCCCGAGCGTGTCGGGGATGGCCTTCACGCAGTTGAAGACCGCGACCACGGTGTCGATGATGTCGAAGATCGGCATCAGCGGCGTGAGCGCCGGCTGGATGATCTCCATCAGGTTGATGTGCTCGATGGTCACCCCGCCGGGCAGCGTGAGCTGGAACGGGTCGGGGATCTCCGGGATCTCGATGCAGATGGGCAGCGCCACGGTCGCCTCCTTCAGATCGGGTCCGCGACCGGGCGCACGGCCCGTCCGGCGATGGTGACCTGCGCGGCCTCGATGCTGACGGCGCCCACCGCCTTGATCGTGATGGCGGTCGTGCCCTGGAGCGTGATGGTGTTCTCCTCGGCGTCGAACAGCAGAAAGTCGCCGGTCTTGCGGTTGGTGAGCTTGAGCTTTCGACTCTTCTTCGTCTCGTCGAGCTCGATGCGGAACGTCTCGGTGGCGAAGACGCGGTTGTTGGGCGGGTCCTTCTGCGCCTCCTCGGGGATCTCGCTCTGGCCATCCGGCTTCCCCCAGTGCGTGCAGAGGTAGTACGGCTCGTCCACGTCGCCCTGGTTGAAGAAGACGGCGACCTCCGCGCCCTCTTCGGGCACGGCGAAGAAGCCACGGTCCTTCGAGCCGCCCCCGACCGTGCCGAGCGGCCAGGCCCACGGCCCGTAGGGCTCCACCAGCCCGGGGACGCAGACGCGCACACGGCCGAGCCCCTCGGGGTCGTTCCGGTGCGTGACGTGCCCGACGTACATGCCGGTGAGGCGGGTGTCGTGGCGGCCGATGTCGTCGTCGAACTGGCTGAAGCCCATGGCTACTCCTGCATGCTCATCTGCGCCTCGGGGTCGTCGTAGCCGACGCGGCGGCCGTCCTGGCGGTACTCGATGCGGGTGCTGCCCGTCTCCGGGTCCACCGCCTCGACCTGGGTCACCTCCCCGTCGTTGCGCGGGCGCGTGCGGTTGCGCTCGCCGCGCTGCTCCTGCGCGACCTTCTTCGCCATGCGCCCGGTGCCGTCGCGGGTGAGCTTCAGCTCGCAGGTGTAGCCCGAGCCCGAGACGACGTGCTTGACCTCGGTGACGTAGTACTTGCCCGAGAGGAGCTGGGTGATGCCCCGCACCTCGACGATGCTCTTGGCCCGCAGCGTCGGGTCGCCGACCACGTTCATCGAGAGCTTCATGGTCGACCGCTCGGCGGCGCGGAAGCGCGCGGCCGACTCCCGCTCGGCACTTTTCCGAGGTGCGAAAGCTGGGCTCGTTTACGTGACTGCATTTATGAATAGGCGAGCGATGGTCACGTACCTCGGCGACATCTCATGGGAAACTGAGGTGTGGGTGGCTGACGCGCCTTCTCACCTGATTCACTTCGACGGGAAGAGGTTTCTTGGCCCCTACTGACCGCAACTGGCCAGCCGTTGGGCTCCAGTTCGTGTGTCACCCCGACACGCCCCGGCCGCATGCGGTGGCAGTCGTCGTGTTCGATCCGCCGCAGGGGCGAGGGGGGAAGAGGCCGGAACCCAGCCCACCCAACGCGTGCCAGCCGCGTGCGCCACGATGGCTCCCCGTCGGGGTGCGAAGGACCGCGATACTCTCGGTCGACGATGGGAAGCGTGTCCTGTCGCGGGGTGTGGATGGCCCGGCGACAGAACGCTCGAACCACGAACTGACCTCGGGGCACCCCCAGCTTCATCGCCGCCGGTCCCCGATGACCGGATACCGGCCTGATCCCTGTGACGGGCACGGGGGACGGCGACCGAGTCGGGAGACTGCCGTGGCTGGACGGGTAGATCTCCTCCCCCGTGAAGGCGTGGGCGGAGATCGGCCTGCGACCCCTCCCCGGCCCGCGCCCACCTGCCGTCCCCCCGGGCCACCCGTCAGCCTCGCGCGTGGTGGACAGTCTGCAGGGATGACGGGGAGACCCGACACGGGAGACGGGAGACTGGCGCTGATCACCGTTCGGGGTGGACCGCAACCAGCACGCGGTGCACGGTCACGCTGCGACGGTCGATGGGACGGGTCCCGGACGAAGCCGCCGAGGGAGCGGTCGGGGGCATCGCGCGACGGAGTCCCGTCCTGGACCGTGACCCGCGTGATCGTGACGGACTGCCCGCGGCGACTGTACACGCCGTGACGGCCTGGGTGCGGAGCGTAGCTACCAGCCCGCGGTCAGACGTCATCGGGTGTGTCGGGACCTCCACGCGAAAGGTCCAGGAGTCGTTTCGCGGTTTCCGCGATTTCGCGCAGCTTCGCTGTCAGGTGTAGCTGCTCGCTGGGGGGAAGGTCCGCGGCGGCAATTCGTGTTGCGAAGTCCGCCAACACCTCCGGAACGGCCCTGATCTGCGCCTCCACCGCTGTCGTCGTGACCTTCGCGCGCACCGGCGCCAACAGGCGGTCGATCGTCGCCGCGCTCATCCCGATGAGCCTCGCCCGAAGCCAAAGGTCGTTCGGCAGTCGACCCTGCCTGGTCAGGGACACGGCAACATCGGGGAGCACCTCCTTCAACCGCCGGCTGCCCACTCGCCCGGCATGCTCCCACGCAGCCACAAGCGCGACCGCAACGTTCTCATCGTAGGTCCGGCGGCGGGGATGGGCGACGCCGCCACGCAGGAGCCGCACCGCATGCTTGCGGTGGTACCCGGTCTCGGCAACGAACTCGTCGAGCAGCCTGCCCTTCTCTGCCTTGCTCGCGGCGCGGTACCGCTGCCGGAGGGCTTCGGTTCGCTCGCCCCGTCTCGGCACGGAGGGACTCTCGGTAGCATGTTCGTGAGGCACAGCCACTTCAGTAACATCCAGATGAGGCGCAGCCAAGCTCCCGCTCTCGGGCCGGTGCAAGACCCGGTCGGTCCCGCCGCCGGCCCGGGCCAACCGCGGCCCGGATGTCGCCGCCCCGCGCGGCACTGGCCCGCCTGTCGAGGCTGACGTCGCCCTCCCATGCGCCGCCCACTCGGCGGGCGTCGCTGCCTGTGACGCCGGACAGCGCACTGGCACGGAACATGACACCCCGGCCGTCCGTGCCCTCTGCCGTCAACGCTCCCGCCCTGCTCGAGCAGCAGCGCTGCCAGCGCCATCGCCGCGTCGCTGGCCGCCGTCAGCCCGTCTATGAGCGGACCCCGGGCGCGGCCAGAGCCCCGCTGCCACGGACCTATCGCCGTCGCCGACCCGAGCAAACCACCCTCTACCAGCTGGT